TTGAAAGTTTCTGGTGGTACCAGGAAGAGTCCATTCTTGATATGTTTCTACGGAGGAACAGGACAGAGTAAGTCTTTCATAACAGAACAAATGACTAGAGCCTTACTTACATCGGCTGGTGTGAATGCCGATGAGAGGCTTTGGTACACCAAAAATCCTTTGGATGATTACTGGTCAGGTTTTCGGTCTGATATGACTACTGTGAATTGGGATGATTTTTGTCAAGGTGCAGCAGACAAATCTACACACAACCCTTGGATGGATGTCTTCGGGCTCAAAGGTAATCAAAAATTTGTTGCCAACATGGCTGATGTCGAGTCCAAAGGCAGAGTTTACGGTGAACCTGAACTACTCACAATGAACACGAACTCCGAATGGATGCAAGTCAAGACTTGGGTCACATCGCCCAGTGCAGCGCTAAGACGCATTGACTATAGGATCGTTACAAAGACGAAAGCTGAATTTTCCAAAACAGGAGAAGTGGGCGGTATGTTGGACAAGAGTGCTGCTCTACTGTGGCGCAAAGAACACCCAGACGAACCTATTGATGATATCTGGGAATGCACCGTTCAGTACTTCAAACCGAAAGAAAATGCTTCCATATCAGCTTTACCTGATGTTAAGATTGCGAGACATTGGGGAAAGCCATTGGAGAATGTATCTGCCAAAGAGGCTTTGGCTTTTCTAACAGAACAATTCTTGTTGCATAATGAGGAGCAAACGACGTTGATGGAGAATAAGAAGAACATCGCAAAATGCCTCGAAGTTTGTGGTGTGGATGGTTGTAGACAATTGAGAGGTGTGTGTAACTGCATACGCCCTGAGAAAGTCGATGCTCATACCTATCTAGGTGATGCCTTGTGTAAAGTAGCCGGAGGGGCTGCTGCAAGGTATTTGGATGTTTTCAATGGTGTAGACTATGCCGCGAGTAAGTTATTACTGCACCAAGCTGAACGTTTCTGGCGTAATAATGGTTGGTATGCCTTACTTCCGACATCATGGGCTAAAAATCCGACTTTCCAAAAATTGATGATGATCACGAATAGGCGTACGATGATGCAACACTATATGAAACAATCGATGTGGAATCTCATTTGGGGCGTGGCAAGCGCTGCTCCTTTGATGTATGCGGCCAGGTTCAAGCTGCTTCCTCCAAGACAAATCGGTTTAATTTCAAGTGGTGTCATCACATACACTGCTATGCGACAAATGTCGATAGCAGAATACGCCAAAGAATCGTTTGTTGAAGAATTGATTGAGACCAATGAATCAGTCAGCGTAGTCAGTTTGGAACAACGTGATCAAATTGCTAAGACGTTATTGACATCATCGGCG